AGGCAGGATCGGATCGCTGCCGTTGAGCTGGTGATTGGTGGCGTGCGAGGTTGGGGCCCGTGCGTTGGTCAGCCGCGAGTCGCCCGTGACGATGGCGTCGGTGATCCCGTATCCGGTCACGGTGGTCGGGGTGCCGGTGATCGTCCCCCAGGCCTGGTTGTGGGAGGCCGGGGTGAACGTGGAGGGGACGCCGGACAGGCTCCCGTAGGCCACCGCAGGACTGGTGCCAGCGGTGACGCGACCGTAGACATCTACCGTCACTGAGGTGTAGACGCCCGCCGTCACGCCGCTGGTTGGGAGCTGAGCCACCGGGAGGGTGCCGGTGGTGAGCTGCGAGGCGTTCGTCATCAGCGACAACAAGGCACTGACCGCGCAACTGAACGTCGCTGAGCCAGCGGCGTTGTCGAACACGATCACGGAGCCCGATGTGGGAGTTCCCGCTGGAAACGCTGAGATTGTAGAGTCTGCCATGGCTTACTTCTTGCCGATGATGTAGGTGCCGTCTTGGGCAATAAGCCTGTTCGCATTCTGCCCGGTGACGTTGAACGGGGATTTTGGTGTGGTCGGCACACCGGCAGGGGTCATGGTTCCCTTGCTCATGCCTTCACCACAGCCTGAGCAGTGCAGGTGCCAGCGTTGATGACGGCGCAGACCTGAACAGCCCCGTAGGCCGCGTCCGGGATTGCGTAGGCCTTGCCCGTAACGACAGGCGTTGTCAGAGCGTTCCCAGAAGCATCGCACAGGGGCACCGGGGTGCCTCCGTCGTCAGAGCAGACGTGCCAAGTGATCGTCGTCCCGGTGACCAGCGAATTGATGAACAGGAGCCCACCGGCAGACGCTCGGTACGGAATGCGGTAGGCCGTGGCCGCGGTCGTTCCTACAGTCCCGGCCGGAATCTGGGAGAACGATCGCAAAATCATGCATGCCATGGGTTGGCCTCTCGTGTGGTTCTTTCTCCCTATTTATGTCGCCATGACGCCAGATTGACGCACTACCTCTTCTTCTTCCAGGAAGGGGTGTGCTTTTCGACCACGAGGGCCCTGGCGTCGGATTTCTTCAAGTCCGGGTTCTTGGCCATCGCGTCTTTCGTGAGTCGCGCGATTGCCCGATTGCTGAGGGCTTTGGGCTCGGGCTTCGGTCGCTCGCTGCCCTCGTGATTGACTATGCCTTGCACTGTTAGGTTTCTGGCCTTAGCAACTTTCAATACGTCGCTCGTGTCGCTGACCCAGGCCATCGGGTCCATGTGACCCCGCTTGTCTGCTATTCCTGAGATGTACTGCTTGCCAGAGACGCTGATCCCGACAGCCTGGGCCTCGCGGACGATCTTGTTCGCTTGGTGGACCGGCATGTCGTTGAGCCAGCTTCCGTCCAGCCTCCCTTCCTGGAACGCGCGGTCCGTTCCCTTGGTGCCAGGGGGCTGCTGGAGAGCGCACATGATGGCAAACGCCTCCGTCTGGCCATCGAGGATCATGCGTCGATAGTGCAGCTTGACGTGCATCGGCGCGCGGGCAAGCTCGTGCGGGAATATCACGGGTTGAGCTCCGGTGGAATCTGAGGAGAAGGGGGGCCCCCGCCGCCGCCGTCACCGGGCGGAGGTGGACCGCTCGGGCCAGACGGAGGCAAGCCCGGGTCCCCGGGAGGCAGCGGCGGGGGAGGAGGTGGAGGTTCCGGCAAGAGGTAGGGCGTCGGGTCAATGTCGAGGCTCTTTGCCCAATCGGATATCAGGGCGTTCCACACCGTCACCATGCCGGTGGAGGCGAGCTGCTGTGCGATCGGGCCGATGGTCTGCATGGCCATCTGCATCTGCTCGACCTTCCCGGCCTTGTTGGGCTTGCGGGCGGAGCCTGCTTCGATGCGGTACTGGAACTCTCGGGCGATGGCGTTGATGCCGATCGGGATGATCCTCTTGTCCCAGGCCTCGGCGCCGAGAGGGCCAATGATTGGGGCCACGTCCTTGCCTTCGAGGAGCCAGCGTGCGGCCAGTGCCTCCCGCCTTGCCAACATGCTCATGGCGTCTTCTAAGACGTTTGCCATGTCGTCAGGACGGACGCTGATCTGCTCTGACTTGACCTGGGCTTCAGCAGCACTTCTAAACTGATTTCTGGTCATACCGTAAACTAATTCGGTAAGACCGACCCGTTTGTCAAACAACTCCATAAGAGCTGTGAGAATCTCCCAGATGTCGCGGTTCACCGACGGCATCGTCAGCACCGAGACAATCTCGTTGATGTTCCGCCCCATGGTCTCCGAGAGCTCCACCAGCGTGAAGCCGCCCTGCTCGTGCTTGAGAATCTGGTCCTTGAAATCCTGCTCGGCCGCCTTGTTGACGGCGATGACCGTCTTGCACGACACCATGATCCTGGAGATCAAGAACGAGATGATCCAGTTGATGCACTTCAGTTCTGGAATGCCTGGCTTGATGTGGCTGATTGGCCAGGAGTATCCGGTCTTGCGGTGGAACTGGAGCGCAACAAACGGCCACCCGTTGTTCTCGGTGTAGAAGGGGATCGGCCACCGGGTTCGACCGAACAGCGTTTCCGGCATTCCGGTCTCGGGATCGATCTGCTCAAGAGCCACTGCCTTTGGCGCATTCAACGGAAAATCCACGCCTTCCGCGACCACGATGTAGCAGTTGTCACCCAAGGAATCGAATCGATCTCGGAACTCCTTTGGGGCCCCCTTGAGGGTGTGGCCGAAGCCGGTCTTGGACCAGATTTTCCAGTAAACCACCAGGTCATTCGTCTGGCCGTTCTTCTTCTTGTTTCGATAGCCACGACCACCGATTGCGACCTCGGATTCGTAGCTCTCGATGTGGCCCTTGAGGGCTTCGTCGTCGAGCTGATACTTCTTCTTCAGGTATCCAATTGGGTGAACGCACCGTCTTGCGCACCAGAGGATATCTTCTTGCTCGTCAGCGTCAGGGTCCCACTGGATGTTGTCACTGGAGTCGAAGAAGCTGCCGATCACGCTGTAAGGCTCACCCTCGTCGCCTTCGAGATCGATGGATTCCGTCCACCACAAGCCGAGTCCGGTGACGATCGCCTCATCGACACATTTCCTGGACTGCTCTTTGAGGTTGAGCTCGACGGGCGTGTAGTTCAGGTAGGCCTCCATCAGGCTTGCGACCGTTTTTCGGCTGTCCTCTTCCGCGGCTATGGCGTTGGACGCCGCGATGAACTTCTGCATCGGGTCTTCGACCGGCATCCCCGTGTTCGGGTCGATCTGCGGCATCCCCGTCATGGGGTCAACCGGCGGCGGCGCCGATGGGTCAATGCCGAGCGTGAGCGGGGAGACCACCGGGAACTTCCGGGGAGTCACCGTGCGAACTGGGTTGCGGTGGTAGATCACGCTCGCAAAGAGCTTGACTGCCTCAAACACCTTGTTCACCACGACCTTGAACGCTGGCGTGACGTTCTTGGCGATTGGCGATACGGCGAGCTTGTCCGAATCAGCCCAGAACCAGTCGCCCTGCCCGTCGAAGAAGTTGCGTGCTTCGTGGGCATCGTCGGTGAATATCTGCTTGTGCTCTTGCGACTTCTTGATCTTTCCAAGCCACGATGTGGTGATGGCCCGAAGGGCATCCTCCATGTCTTTCGCAGACGCCTCTCCCTCCATGCCTTCGGCAGGGTTGTCGCTTTGGAGTCGGAGGTCTTCTTCGAGGCTCATGTGTTCCCCTGCCGACCGGCGGCCGGTGTTTTCCTATGGATGCAATCGCAAGTATCCACCGGCCGCCGGGAGCTTACGCCTTCTGCTTCGCCGCCCTGACCTTCAGCTCTGTCAGGAGCTGCCGCACGTCGTGCAGCGCCTTCTGGTTGGGGTGAAGCTCCCAAGCTCCCCACCTCATCCAGTTCCCTGCCAGCTCGCTTTCTCGCCAGAACGGGTCATCAACATGGCGAACGCTCGTCTTCTCGATGAACCCAAACGTCGGTGACCAGATCAGCACCGTCAGCGTGCTGGACCCTGGCGCCTGAGAAACCCATCCGTTTGCTGCTTGAAGCGGGTTCCTGTCAGCCGGGTTGACGTGGAACAGAATCTGGTCGCCCGGAATCACTTCGGGCATCTTAAAGGGCTGTGCTTCTTCGTTGGCCTGCGACTCTGACATTGGAGCCTCCTGTGTGAAATTGCCTCCGCGGGCAGACAAGACATCACAGAAACTGAGATCGTGCAACCGTCATTCACGCCACCCAGGACCTGGTATATGAATTAGGAGTAAGGTACACGGACTCGTTCACGTTCTTAGCTTCGTCTCTTTGCTTCTTCCATGCGTATCCCCACCATTCGTCTTTCTGGACGACCGGGACGTGGTATCGCGGTTCGTAAGCGCAGAGGTAGCGAAGACAGTCCACGAGGTGGAAGTCTCCTCGCTTGTTTGGCTCGTCCTTCACGACAGTTTGAGTGCCGACGTGCTCGACCTTTTTCTTGTACCTCTTCATCTCGTTTTCGAGATTTGGCATAGCGCCGCGCAGGACCCTGAGCCTGGGAGTCCCGTCTGGTCGAATGTGGAGAGCGGTGCGAACCGAATGCAGTCCGGCCTGAATGTTGTCCACGCCGGGGATGAAGCTGGAGCCCGTGGCCTGGGAGCGAACGCCAAGGCTGGCAAGCTGCTCGGTGTACTGGTCCTGCGGGCTTCGGCCAGACCCGATGTCCGTGAGCCGACCTCCGTGCGAATCGATGAGGAAGGCGTAGAACTGCGTGCCTTGGGTCTTCTTCAGCATTTCCTGAGCGAAGATCACCGCATCGCAATTGCGGATGTAGAGCTCGTCATAGAGCAGGATCATCGTTCCTTCAGGCGGCACTGCGGCGAACGTGACCGCGGTGACCGAGTGCCCCGGATCGATCGAGGCGTACCGGCACCACTCCGCCGGAACCTGGCCTCCCGGAAGGGAGGACTGATCGTAACCGTGGATCGACATGCTGAAGTTCGGGTAGACCTTGATCGAGTCGATGTTGAACTCGCCCTCGGATCGTTGACGGAGCACGTTCTCACCGGCTGCCGACCAACGCTCCAGCATCTTCCTCTTCTCGTCCTCGGAGATGTGCGGGTTGTCCATGAAGCGAAGGATGTATCGCTTGATGTCTTTGTTGCCCGTCTCCATCGCCTTCTCAGCCCGCTCGTTGAGGCTCATCAGCGCGTCATTCTTCGAGTGCGGCATGGCGGACCACGCGAAGTTCCCCGCGAGGTCAGGGAGGCGGGCCTGCATCTCAAGGACCCAGTCCTCGTTCTCGATGTCCTCATCGATGTGGACTCGATTCGCCTTGAAGCCCTGCTGCGGCTTGGCTTCGCTGGAGAAGAAGTGAATCGTCCAGCCGTTGACCAGCTCGCAGACGTTGAGATAGTTGGCGGACTTCAGGAGCCACGACATGCTCTTGATGAGTCGCGGCGGAATCAGGGGCGGGGCTGGCTTCGTTTCCTTCTCCCGACCGGCATCGGCCACGGGGTCAAACGCCCGCCAGTGTCCGGTCGCCTTGTCCCGGATCATCTTGAATGCGCCTGCCTTGAAGAGCATCGGGACGACTGTCAGGCCGATGTGCTTCCATCCGGCGCCGATGATGACGAGGACCCCGTTTTCCGTGGGGTACTTTCCAGGGACGGGGTGGGTTCCTGTTACAGCCCATGCGTCCTCGATAAACGTGCAGAGGGACTTGCCAGATCGATTGCCGCCGACCACGAGGATTTCACTCGCCGGGTCCTGGTGATACTCCCACTGCAACGCCGATGGACGGTACATCTTGAGGGCTTCCGCCCGCCGAGAGGAAAGCTCGCTCTGCAAGCTCCTGAGTTCGTCTATCTGAAAGGTTGATAGGGAGCTGACCAAAGGGAGCGGCTGAGGACCCGGCTGGGGCTGGGGCTGGGATTTGGGAGACAACATCGTGGACCCTCTTGGCGTTGGTGAGGTGCAGGATGCTCTCGATTCGCTTGTCGATTTCCGACTGCAACTCCTCTTCGGAGTAGAGGTCGATCGGCTTGCGGGCACCCCCCTGTTCGGTGTTTTTGATGGTGACCCTGGAGATCATCTCCAGCACACCAGACCTGATCCGTGACCCTGGCTTGGCGTCCCAGAACTGCTTCATGAGGAGCGCGGAGAACCCGTTCACTCCCCCGAAGTTGTTCATGATCGCTTCGGTGAGCTCAGCGGTGTGCGGGATGTTCGTGCCGCCAGAAATCTGCCTGCTCACGAACGACTCGACCGCATTGCTCTCGATCTTCTCCAGGTCCGACTGCCGCTTCCTTTTCTTCTGGCACTTCCGGCACACGCGACGGAACTTGTGCGTGCAACCCGGCGCACGGGCGAAGTGCTTTTTGGTCAGCGGGTACGGGAGCTCGCACGCCTCGCATTGCTGCATCAAGATGTCATCGCTATCGTCTTCGCTCACGGATTCACCTGTCGAGCTGCATGACCGAAGCGATCATAGGCCGCATGAGCTGGCCCTCGTCGCCTTGATTCAGCGCTTTTTGAAGGGTTCGCTCTCGCCAGTTTCCGTACTGGTCGAGAATCTGGCTGGCCATGGAAGGCCCGAGCAGGGAATGGTTGAGAGATTCCAGCATGTCCTGATCCAGCGGGATCGGGGACGTGGAAGTTCCCTGAGCAAGCTCGTTGAAATCGTCTGTCATGGACGCATCGGCAGCCGCCAGGTCAATGGGGCGTCCGCCCTGCCGCTCTCGGAGCAAGGCTCGAATGGTGTTGCTCATGGTGCCACCAGAATGGTTTTCGGGACCTCGCACTCATCCCCCTCGCACTCCCCGGACATCTTGGCCTCGTCGGCCGGGGTCGGTTCGCCCGGGGTCATCGAAGCGGCAGCCACTGCCACGGCGGCAGCAGCGCGGGGGCGAGCGGCTTCGATTGCGTCCGGCTCAGCAGCCATGGAGGCCAAGGCAGCCAGGAGGTAGTTCCAGATGGTCATTTGTCATCCTCTTTGCTGGCCCTCAGGTCATCTTTCCACAGCTCGAAACCCTGCTCGCACAGGGGAGGCGGGCCGCCTTCCTCGCTGGGGATATCGCCGCGGCACTGCGGGCAATCTTTCCTGTGACGGTCAAACAGCGGAGTCAGGATTGGCCTGGGGCGATCGGGGCGATGGGCGGGCGATGGCTTGGGTGCTGGCTTGGGGGCGGGCGGCGGGCGGAGCTGGCACCCAATAAGTGCAAGCCCAGAGAAGGCGGCGGCGAGGATGCAGTTTCGCATGCTCATCGATCGGCTATCCGAAAGACGGACACCGCGATAGCAGTGCCGACCACAGAGCCAAGGAGGGCACCAACGAAAGCCAGCCCGCCGACAAGCAAGAACACCTCGAACATCACCAACCTCCCTCGTGATTGAGAATGCGGTTGCCCTGCTCGTCATACTTCACGACCGAGCCAATGGCATCCTGGGACGGATCGTGCTCTTCACTGAGCGGCGCCTTCTCGGCTGCCAGCGCAAACCACAGCCCGAACTTTGCAATCCTCGACAAAAACTTGAGGACCGGCCGGGGCTTGTCGTGAGGAATGAACGGCGAATGATCCGAGTGCGTGGCCCACCAGCCGAACGTGGCAGCGAGGATGGCGGCAGCGAAACAGATGCGAGTGGTCTTGTCCATGTCTTCCTCAGAACGCAAGCGACAGTGACTCGGGATCGGCCTTCATCATCCAGTCGAAGTGATTTAGGTCTCGGTACTTGAACCCATCGACTCCGCCTATGGCGAAGCTGTCGCCCTGGCTAATGATGGCGATGGCGTCTTCTTTGCTGATCCAGAAAGAACCGTCTGGTTGGTCAGATGGCCACTTAGGACCTGTTACCCAGGTGCTCCCCCAAGAGTTCATAATGAGTATGCCGTCCCTCTTGCCGTCGTTCTTGGCA